ATCGAAGAAGCAAAAGACTACAGCGGAGGTTTCGCTGAAAGATTCTCTAAATGATTGGAAACAAATAGTATGGCAATACAATAAAACAGAATACAAGTTCTGGGAGGATTCCTGGAACGACAAGAGCGAGGATTAAGTTGTTGGTTTTCGTCAGGCGGCCCTCTGCGCATATAGGGCTTATCAACTGGGGCGTAGTTCAGTTGGTTAGAGCGTCTGTCTTATACACAGGAAGTCGCGGGTTCAAGTCCCGCCGCCCCAACAATTTGTTATATTTGTACCATGAAGCTCAAAAAAAGAGATTACAAGAAGGAGTACACTAAATACGGCAAGGCCAAAAAGGCTAAGAGGTATAGGGCATTCCTGAACAAAATCAACCGCCGTAAGAAGAACTACGGAAACGGTGACGGTCTCGATGAATCGCATGTAGGTACGTCTGATAAAACAACACTTCAACCTCAATCAAAAAACAGGGCCAACAACAGGCCTAAGCGTAGACGTAGCAGATAACTGCATGCGCTCGTAGCTCAGTTGGATAGAGCATCTGCCTTCTAAGCAGACGGTCACAGGTTCGAATCCTGTCGGGCGTACTAAATTAAATACAATGGCTGAATACATTTGTGAGTGCGGCGACCACGAAGACGAAAAGTCTGGGGTCACCATAAAGTTTGCTGAGGGAAAAGCTCAGCACCAGATCCAATGTCCTTGCGAAAAGAACATGGTTCTTAAGAACCCTAAAAAAGGAGCCCCCAGCTTCAAAAGCAACAGGTGGGGCCAGGTATTCTGATGCAAGATTTTTTGGACTTCATGCAGGAGGTCGCAGGGTTCTACAATGCCTTCGGCACGGACAATAAACTCTACGACTACGATGGAGACGGCATAGTAACCGTTCTTGACTGGCTGGAGTTTCTGTCTAATCAACCCTACTTTTGAGCTCGCTAGTAAACATAGAAGAATACGATGAGGCGGTTATCAAGATTTGTCCCAAGGGTACACAGGGTGAAATTATTCAACTTGGTGATATACTCATTGCACTTCCCGCTCAGCCGCCCAAAAAGCAAATTGCGGGACATGGACAGCCAGACAACTTGCAGTTGTGGACACGCAGACCTATGCCTGAGGAGCTGTCTAGGATTAAGAGTATGGACGAGTGGGCCGAGACCCCCAGAGAGTTCAGAGAAAAGTTTCGTCCGTATATCGAGGAGGAGTTTAGACGTAGGCGTGAAGGCTTTTGGTTCTATAATAACGGCGAGCCTACGTATATTACGGGTAGGCACTACATGATGCTTCAGTGGACTCGGATGGACATAGGTCACCCGAGCTTCCTAGCGTTTCAGAGAGAAATTTTCATACATTTGGCTGCGTGTGAGGCGGACCCACGCTGCATAGGGCAGCTATACACCAAGTGTCGGCGGAGTGGATATACGAATATCTGTTCCGCCGTTTTGGTGGACGAGGCCACGCAAGTCAAAGACAAGCTGCTGGGCATACAGTCGAAGACGGGTAAGGACGCACAGGAGAACATCTTCATGAAGAAGGCTGTGTATATGTTCAGACACTACCCTTTCTTCTTCAAGCCCATACAGGACGGTACCACAAACCCACGTATGGAGCTGGCGTTCAGGGAGCCCAGCAAGAGAATCACGAAGAACAACAAGACCTCACAGACGGGCGAAGCGCTCAACACTGTGATCAACTGGAAAAACACAACAAATAATGCGTATGACGGAGAGAAGCTCCACATACTATATCTAGACGAGGCAGGAAAATGGGAAAAACCTACAGACATAAGAGACGCCTGGAGGATTCAACGGACGTGTTTGATCGTAGGGCGAAAAATCGTGGGAAAGGCACTGGTGGGAAGCACCGTGAATCCGATGGACAAGGGTGGGAAGGAATACAAGGATCTATGGAAAGACTCAAACCCAAACGAAAGAAACGCAAATGGTAGAACGCGCAGCGGCCTGTATAGGCTATTTATCCCAGCCGATAGATCACTTGAAGGCTTCTTCGATATCTACGGACATCCAGTCACTGAAGATCCTGATAATCCTGTGGACGGTCTTGATGGCGATAGCATTGTTCAAGGATCGAGGCAGTATCTAAAGAACGAGAGGGACAGCCTCAAGCACGATCCGTCTGAACTTAACGAGGTGGTGAGACAGTTTCCGTTCACCACGGACGAGGCCTTCAGAGACAGCATAGACGGAAGCCTATTTAACATAGGAAAGATCTATCAGCAGATAGAACACAACGACGAGCTGTTTCCGAACCCCGTCGTAAAAGGCAACTTCATCTGGAAGGAGAAAGACAAAGAGGTGGTGTTCTCACCCGACGTGAACGGTAGGTTCAGGGTGTCTTGGATGCCACCACAGGAACAGAGAAACGTCATGAAGATGGACAGGGGCAAGAGGGTGGCCCCGTATGGCGACAGAGGTTGCGGGGGCGTTGACTCCTACGACCTAGACTCTACGCTAGACGGCAGAGGCTCTAAGGGTGCGCTACACCTGTACAACAAGTTCCACATAGAGAACCCCTCTAACATGTTCGTAGTGGAGTACGCTTCACGCCCAGACCTGGCCAAGATATTCTACGAAGACGTACTCATGGCTGCCTTCTTCTACGGGTACCCACTCCTCGTGGAGAACAACAAGTACGGTATCGTAAGATACTTTGAATCAAGAGGTTACGACGGGTACTTAATGGACAGGCCCGACCACCTCAAGGCGGCCAACTCCAAGATGAACGTGAAGACCAAGGGTATACCGTCGAACTCACAGGATGTGATACAGGCCCATGCCCACGCGATCGAGCAGTACGTGTACGACCACGTAGGTATAAACTACGACACGGGTAACGTAGGTAACATGTACCTGAACAGGACGCTGGAGGACTGGATAGGATTCAAGATCAACGACCGTACCAAGTTTGACCTTACGATAAGCTCTGGTCTGGCGCTGCTGGCCGCCCAGAAGTCAAAGCCTAAAGAGAAGAGCGATTTCACCGAGCGCAAGTTTTTTAGACGCTATAAACCAATCGGTTGATTTATTATATTTGTGCCAATGTATAGCAGTAATAACTCACACAAGAAGGGGTTCCCTGATCCTCTCGCGGATTATTCTGTAAAGCAGGATAAGTCTTATGGGCTTCAGTATGCAAAGGCTATGTATTCTCAGTGGGGACAATCCACCGATACTCACTCTCTGTACGGAAGAAGGAATAAGATATTCAGCAGAAGCAGAGATTATGCAAACGGTACGCAGGACACGACGATCTACAAGCAGCTGCTAAACTCCCTGTCTCCAGAGAAGGGCGACGGAAGCTTGCTGAACCTAGACTACACGCCAGTACCTATACTGCCTAAGTTCGTAAAGATCGTACTGAACAAGATCCTATCTAGAGATCCGTACCCCAACCTAGAGTCTACCGATCCTATCTCTTCTTCCGAAAAGAACAAGGAGAAGGAGCGCATCAAGATGCAGGTGCAGGCCCGCAAGGAGCTTGAGGCACTCAAAGAGATGACGGGTGTGGTACTCGACATGGACCCTGATAGCATCCCCGAGACTCTCGAAGAGGCGGAGATGTTTATGGATACGAACATCAAGACCGACGCAGAGGTGGCTGCACAGCTGGCTACAAGCTTGACGCTCGACTGGGCCAACTTCAACGACAGCACCTTCAGGAGGGCCGTGATGGACATCGTGTCCTTGGGGATGGCCGTGGTGAAGAGAAACAACGACCCCAACAAAGGTATCGACATAGAGTACGTAGACCCATCTACGTTCCTGCACAGCTACACAGAAGACCCCAACTTCGGGGACCTGGTGTACGCGGGACACATCAAGCGCATACCTATACAGGAGCTCAAGCGTATCGCAGGGGATCAGCTGAGCGAGGAGGACTACAAGAAGATAGCCAACAAGGTCAAGGACAAGTACTCCAACGACGCATCCAGATACAACTCTTCGCACTACGACGACAGGTACATGCGTACCATCTACGGATACGACGAGTACATGGTAGAGCTTTTGGACTTTGAGTTTATCTCGGTAGACTGCATGCACTTCGAAGAGAAGGACAGCAGGTTCGGCAACACTGGATTCTACTTTAAGGGTATGGACCACAAGCCTAAGTCTGGAGGCGTCTTCGGTAGAACACCGCACAAGATGGAGGTAGCGTGTGTGTACGGGGGTACGTTTATCGTAGGGGCCGAGATGGTCTTCGACTACGGAAAGAAGCACAACGTCCCGAAGAATATACACGACCTGTCTAGGGCGGAGCTATCCTACTCGGTGACGGCAACCAACATCAGACGCATGATGCCTAAGTCTCTCGTGGAGAGCTGCACAGGCTTTGCCGACATGTTGCAGCTTACGCACCTCAAGATACAGCAGGCTATAGCCAAGGCTAAGCCCGACGGCTTGGTCATCGACATCGAGGGTCTGGAGAACGTACAGCTCGGAAAAGGCGGAGAGCTTCAGCCTCTTGAGATACACGATATCTACGAGCAGACTGGTGTCTTCTACTACAGAAGCAAGAACCCCGAGGGCGGATTCCAGAACCCTCCCGTACGTGAGATAGGCAATCAGATACGTAACATCCAGGAGCTTGTAGCTCTGTACAACCACTACCTCCAACTCATCAGAGATACATCGGGTATCAACGAGTCTATGGACGGGACGACGCCCAAGGGCGATATGCTTGTGGGTGTCCAGCAGAACGCTATCGCTCAGGGCAACAACGCCATATACGATATCACCAACGCCTCTATGCTTCTGTACAAGAAGGTGTGCAAGGACGTAGTAAAGTGTCTGCAGATCATACCAGCCGAGTCTGTGTTGTACAAGGTGTACGAGAACGCTATCGGTGAGACCAACATGGGGGTCATGAACTCGTTCAGGAACCTCTCTATGTACAACTTCGGAGTGCAGGTGGTGAAGGAGATGGAGGACAAGGACAAAGAGTTCCTGGAGCAGAACATCCAGATGTCTATCCAGCAGGGTCAGATAGACCTAGAGGACGCCTTGGCGGTACGGGCCCTGAAGGACGTAAATCAGGCCGAGAGACTGCTTATCATAAGACGCAAGAAGCGCATGCAGGAGCAGCAGGCCCAGGCCGCACAGAACTCACAGATGCAGGCTCAACAGGCTCAGCAGGCGGCGCAGGTAGCCTCGCAGGCCAAGCAACAGGAGTTGCAGATGGAGTCTCAGTTCAAGCAGCAGGAGCTACAGCTCAAGGCGCAGCTCGATATGCAGATGCTGCAGATGGAGCACCAGTTTAAGAAAGAGATAGAGACTATAAAGGCCCAGGCTACCCTAGGCTTCCGTGAGGACGATCAGAACTTCAAAGAGAAGCTCGAAGTCATGAAAGAAGAAGGCAAGGGCCAGAGGCAGATGCAACAGCAGCAGGCACAACAACAAGAACAACCCGAGGAATAATGGCAACGAAAAAAGCAGTAACAGATATAGCCCAGAAGCTTAATATCACAGCCCGCAAGGGTGATACCTTTAGGTTGTCCGTTACGTTTACAGACTCAGGCGGCGACGCTATAGGCACCACCGATTACACGTACAGGATGCAGATTAGATCCTCTGCGTTTGATGAT